ATCGACAAGCATAACTTTGGGCAGATTCCTGTCGTGTGGGCAACGCGAGATATCGTGACGGCAATGCCGCCCGTCGACGTTGATACTTATTCCATGGTGACATTGCTTCCCCTGATGTTTTCAGACTTGAACTATGCCGTTAAATACAAGTGCTTCTCGGTGCTTTACACGATCGGTTTGACGTTGCCATCAGGCTCGATGCAACCAAACTCGATTCTCCAGTTCGATAACGCGTCGAAGGTCCCAGGTGAGAAAGGCGAGCTTGATTCTATCTCACCAACGGTTGCAGTCGATGAGATGCTGTCTAGCATATATGCGCAGTATTCATTGTGGCTTGAGTCGCGCGGCATCAAGATGCAGAGCATGGCTCGCAGCGGCGGTGCAGACAACCAGAGCGGTATCGCCAAGGCAATCGACCAGGGAGAAGTTACCGAAGATGTCGTTTACCAGCGCAAGATTTTTGCGCAGTTTGAGCGTGCCCTTTTCTCCCTGCTGGCAAAATTTCAGGGGGCTGCCTATACGGTTGTCACGACGTTCACCGAAGTCTCGATTATGCCTGAGACTAATACAGAGAAGACGGACAGAATCATTAAGAAACTAGAGGCTCATCTGATTGACTGGGACTCGGCTGTTGAGCAAGTGAACTCAGAAAAGAATGAGAAGCAGATCGTCGAAATGAAAATGCGAATCATGGCAGCAAAGGCTCGGGAAGATACGCTCAACGCAACAAGGGCGCGCATGCTTGAGAGTCAACAGGAAAGCACGGACGACTCAGAAGGCCAACAAGGCATGCAAATGATGAAAAATGAATGAGGGTATCTAAATGGCATGGGAAGACGCTAGCGTGCTTGTAAAGCTCAAAGACGATACATTGCCGCGACAATACCTTGAAGCGCTGGGGCGCGAGCTTGTGCAGACGATCCTTAAGCGGACAGCGAAAGGAATTGATCGGTATGGTAATCGTTTTGAGCCATACTCAAAGGCCTACAAAAACAGTGATGACTTTCAGCTCACAGGCAAGTCTTCTAGCAATGTGAACCTCACTCTATCTGGAGATATGCTTGCAGACTTGTCTGTGATATCTGCTAGAAAAGGAAGAATAATTATTGGCTTTGAAGATGAGCAGCAAAGAGCAAAAGCACACGGGCACGTCACAGGCAAAGATGGTTCTGGCGATCTTCCTGTGCGTGACTTTCTCGGTATTTCACAAGAAGAGTTAGCGTCTGCAATAAGAAAAGTACCGCAACCAAAGAAGCTAAAAGAGGCATTCGAGGAGGCTAAGGAATCTTTGCTTGACGATGAGGATGACGACTTTGACCTTTTTGATATCATCGAATTTTCGGAGTTGGTTGCTCTAGAAAGCGAGATACTATGAGTGGAATTAACGAGCTAAATAGGTTCGCGGAAGCCATGCGCCACATGCCAGAGATCATGGATAGAGCAGCGGACGATGTCGGCGAGTATCTTGTCCTGACAATTCGCAATCGAGTTCGGCTTGGTTACGGTGTTTCCGGTCACGGCCAAAAGAAAGAAAAGTTCAAAGGATTGGCACCTCTCACAATTCTTTTTAGAGAAGAGCTTGATGATAGAGGAGAACTCTTTCCAGGCTCAAAGCCTAATCGTTCCCATCTGACGGCAACCGGCCAAATGATGGACTCGCTAGCGTACCGAAAAGAGCCTGGCCGAATAGTGCTTTTCTTCAATAATCCAGAGGCAGAGTCAAAGGCGTTTTATAACAACGAAGGAGGCCGCGTTCCAAGACCCTTCTTCTACATGACCGATCTTGAAATCAAAGCAACAGAGCGAACGTTGCAAAAGGCACTCGACGAGTATGTCGAGGGTATTGCAAGCACATTATGACCATGATAGTGTTAACAATTGAAAGGTAGGTGGAAAATGACAACACATGACATCGGTAATACCAACAATCCTGCGGATCAAGGCGGAGAGGGTTCTGAGAACTCTATCAAAACCGATAACGAAGTAGTTCCCCGTTCAGCTCATAGAAAACTATTGGATGAAAAGAAGAAGTCCGATAGAGAAACCGCCGAACTCAGGGCGCGTCTTGACGAGCTTGAAGCCGAGCGAAAGTCTGCCGAAGAAACGAAACTCGTTGAGCAAAATCGTTTCAAAGAATTGGCGGAACAACGCGAAAAAGAGCTTCAGAAAAAAGAGCATGAGATCAAGAAACGCGATGAAATTTTAGCGGCTCAACAGGCCGAGCGTAAAGCTGAACGCAAACGTGCTGAGGTTTTAGAACAGCTTGGAGCGAAGTTCAAGAAGCCACAGTATGAAAAGTTCCTTGAAATCGATGATGTTCCCGATGACGCAGAAGAGCGCAAAAATTGGGTTGCACAATTCAAGGCTGATAATATGGAGCTACTTGTCATTTCGAATACGACACCTCCCCCCAACACCGCGCCTAGAAGCGGTGGCTCGTCTTTGCCGGCAAAGCCTGCAAAAACGGTTGCAGAACTCATGGGGCAGTTGAATGAGCTCAATGAGAATATCTATAAGAGGCACATGGCGAAAAGCGCCACTGACTTCTTCAAACAATAAGGGGATGATTTATGTCTTACGTTTTCACCAAGTACTCTGATGTTTCCACTACTTCTCTTGACCCTGTTTCCCAGCTTGTGCAGTTGTTTCTTTCTCAGAATGCAGTTTTGCTGCAGACTGTTCTTGATGCGACAAGCACCGTTGGTCCTGGCCAAGATTCTGCAAGCTATCCCAAGGGCACCGGGTTCACTGCTGAGAGCGTTCCTGATGATGACACCACGCTTTTGCAAGCCCAGGCTGCCACGTTCACTGTGGACAAGATGGACCTTGACCAACACAAGGCGGTTCTTGTTGCGCTTAAAGAGCGCGCTTCCGTTCAGTCTGTCGTGAATCTTATGAGCGAGATCCAAATTCGTCAGACCCAGGCAATTGTGGATGCAATGGAAGCCTCCATCTATGCTTCCCTGGCGGCAACCTCCGCCTCTGCTCCTGACCATCGCGTTGTTTTCGATACCTCTGGCGTTGTTGCTCTTAGCGACATCTCCAACGCAGCCTATCTCTTGGACGTTCAGAATTGCCCTCAAACTGAACGCTTCATGGTGATCAATCCTAAGCAGAAGAAGCAACTTCGCGCCCTCGGTGACTTCACTGATGCCTCGAAATATGGCTCCAACGAAGTGCTTATGACTGGCGAAATCGGTGAGATTTTCGGCTTCCGTATTCTTGCCACCAATGCAGTGACCGCCGACCGTGCCGTTGCTTACCACCGCACCCACGCAGTGTTCGCAATGCAAAAGCAAATGACTTTCAAGATGCAAGACGATCTTGACCAAGTCGCAACGAAAATGCTCATCACTGCGCTCTACGGAGCCAAGACTTTGGATGCAGGCAAAAGAGGCGTGCTGATGGGTTCTGCTACTTGATTCTGAGATGTCGTTGAAAGGATAGAAACAAATGAAAGATATAGCTTCTCTTTTGACTGTTGTGCATGGCCCCGCGTACACCGATATCAGTGCTGCTGTTTGTGATTTCGCTGTTGATTCTGCTACCGTTACTCTTACTGCGGGCCAGTATCTCTATGTTGGTTTCGAGAAGCCTATCTCTTCTCTGTTCTTTTACCTGACAACGGGGTCAACCGGAACCCGCAGCATTTCGGTTGCGATGTACAACTCAAATATCGTTGCTTGGGATAATGTGCTTTCGCTTGACGATACGGCGGGGTTTACTCGCAGTGGTTCCGTTACATGGACGTTGCCCAATCAAATTAGCAAGGCATCAGTCAACGGTGTTGAGAAATATTGGGTGAGATTCACTGTTGATACATCCACATCTGCGATGGTAGTTCGTGCCATCTCTGCATTGTTTTCTGATGACAGAGAACTCAAAAGAGAGTTTGCTAGCATCCTCAACTCCATGTTCCTGCTCGGTGGCACCACGGACCACTATTTGATTCATGAGAGTTGTCGCAACGACATCGTGGCCTACTTTCGCAGAAAGGGCCTCAAGCGTTTAGCTGATGACGGCAACCGAAAAAAGTTCTCGGCATTCGACATCATGGATATCGACGAGGTTCGCTCTGCTGCTACGTATCTCGCACTGAGCAAGATTTTCAACAACGTTGGAAATAGTGCCAGCAGTGAAGACAATTGGCTCGCAAAGAGCAAGCAATACAAGAAACTCTACGATGAGAACATCAATCTAGCGTATCTGAGTTGGGATGAGAGAAGTGACGGCGCCAAGGATGAGCTTCGCCAGGTTTCCAACATCGTACTGACGAGGTGAATCGATGACAAGCATTGCTACTGTTTACGCAAACATCAAGAGCATAATTCAGACTACCCTTGGGGTGGACTATAAGGAGCTCAACCATGTTTACGACATTCAAAGGAACAGTTTTGAGCAAGCCTCCAAAAGGTGGGGCGTTGTCATTGAGCAGGCACCAGAAGTCGACGGAAATACTCGTGATCTCACACAGCGCATCACGTTCTCGCTTTTACTCACGGACGAGTTCAAGCACTCAGAAGAGACAGATGAAGGCTTGAGAACTCAAGCAATTGAGTTGTTCGACAAGATGGCGGTACTATTTAAAGCCATCATCGTTTCGAAAGCAGGTGGTACTTATGTATCGCAAGTCTCAGACTTTTCCATCGAAAGAGTATCGGTTATCGAAAAAACTCGCATCATAGAGTGCCTTGGGCAATTCAATGTGCGTGTGAAATTTCCATTTTAAGAGGTGAAACATGGCAGATATTTCATTGAATACTACGGTACTATATGTGACCGAAGAAGTCACCGAGGGTACCGCAGTTGACCCTACTGTCGGCAATCAAGCTGTCTCGATTACGAGTGATGGATTCCAATTGGATCCCTCATTCGCTACTGTTGAGCGCAACAACATGACCTCGTCTATCGAGCGCCCGACACCCAGGCTCGGCATCAAGACCGCGTCCGCGAGCCTGGCTGTCGAAGTCAAGGCAGCTCTGGTTGCGGGTGCTGCGCCTGAGTATGATTTGCTGCTCGAGAGCGCTCTCGGGGCGACAAGAGCAAACACAAATACAACCACGACGATCACGACGACCAACGTCACAGAGATTCCCGTCGCGCTGGTCACAGGTTATGCAGCAGGCGATATTGTGATGTTCAAGGATACAAACGGCTATCACATCACTCCCCTGACGGCCGCTTCCGCTAACGGGACAAACGATGACACTGTGACTTGCTTGGTGCCCTTCGCTGTGGCCCCCGCAAGCAACACCGTGATCGAGAAATTCACTACGTTTTATGGCGCGAATAGTGGGCATCCTTCGCTTACTTTGACCGCCTACATGGAAGACGCGTTCAAGATTCAAAGTGGCGGCAACAAGGTTGCAAGCCTTTCCCTTGAGGGTTTCGAGCCCTCCTCTATTGCAACATTTTCCTTCGGGCTTACTGGCACCTCATACGATGAAACAGCGTCAACGCCCAGCGGCCTGACTGCTTCTTTTGACGGCGCTGAACCTCCTACTGTTCTGTCGGCATGCGTCTACAAAGACGGGGCTCAGATCCCTGTATCCGCGTTCTCTTTCTCGCTTGAAAATACCGTCGCTCAAAAGCTGTCAACTTGCGCAGCAAACGGCATCATTTCGCAGAAGGTCACAGCGCG